TCGCCGTTATCCTTCGGCTCGGTTTTTGTTTTCGGCGGCAATTCGATCACGCCCAGTTCGACCAGCCGCACCTCTTGTTCCGGCTGCAATTCGAGCTTGGGCTTATCGCCGGCCGCATAGCGTTTGTCGTCGATATCGACTGTGTCTTTTACGATGTAGGTCGTCGCAGTCATTTTGCCCCCTTAAGCGACAGCGTCGTGGAAGTGGCAGCCGGCCTCGGTAAACGAGATCAGCTCTTTCACCTGCTCGCCGACACGTACCGTGGTGCCGCCGCGGATGCCGCGTTTCGGGTCGCTAATCGTGCCGGCAAACCGGTTTTGCCACTGCGCGGTAAATGCAAACGTCGGCATCGCCATGCCGCGTACGGTGCGCACGTTGCGGTCGATGCGCAGGAACGAGGCGTGCTTGCCCCACAACCGCGCATAGCTGGCGGTCTGGCCTTTTTTGGCAGCGTTAAAGAAACTTTCGCCGACGTAGATCGCATCCAGCTCCAACAGCTCGGCCACGGCCTGCTTGCTGGCGACGCCTGATGCGGTCAGACCGCCCTGACCGTTGCTGGCGTTCAGCACGGCAGCGACGATTTTCGGATGGCTGCGCAGTTTGACCCATGTCGCGCGGCCGAACACTCCTACATTGGGCCGTACCAGCATCAGATCGAACATGGCCATGATCGCCGTGTACGGATCGGAGTTGGTGTAATCGCTCCATTGCGAGGTGCCCGATAGGGTTGTCCGGAGCGTGGAATCGAAATTGGCCAACGTAAAGTACAGATCGGCAACGCGCTTTTCGCGGCCGAGATCGAGCAATAATGCGGTGCCTTCTGCCGCCACCGATTGTGGATCGATATTGGCGCCGGCCGCTTGCGCGGTCTGTACGTCGCGATAGGGCACGAAATCGTCCAGCGCGTAGTCGAGGATCGAGTCGGTAATATCGGTCGCGCCGAATTCGACTTCGTTCGCAAGCGATTTGCGACCGATTTCGGTTTCGGGAATAGTGAACATTTCCGATGTGATCAGTTTCGAGTAGATGAATTTTTCGCCCTCGACCTGAATGCGAGGGCAGACCAGATCGGCGATCATGCCCTCGGGTTTGACCGCCATCGCGATCTGGGTCAGGCGCGGCTGAATGGTGAATGGTGCGGTAGTGGTCATGGCTTAGCCTTGCAATACGGAGGGAATGATCAGCACCGAACCGATGTCGCCGGACGCACCGGAGACCATCGCGATGCCGATGATTTGGTTGTTGGTGCCGGCCGCTGGCGCCGCCGCCACGGCCTTGCCGCTGGCGTCGGCGGTCAATTTAGCGCCGCGGGTCACGCTGCCGCCGTACTCGACCTCGGCGATGCCGCTCAGCACGATGTCCACGCGGTCGCCGGAGGCGTCCGCCGGCACCCGTGTGCACACGCCCAGCAACAGATCGGAGACGGCGGCGGCCGCGACCACGGTGCCGTCGGCGGAGCCGAACTTGGCGATGCGGTAGGCCGGGATCGCGCCCTGGGCGGTAAAATTTTTGATCAAGCCTTCGTTTCTCATGCTTGCGCTCCGTCTTTGTCCGCGCGGACCGCGTCCACGGCCTCGGCGAAACTGATGTTCTCGCCTACTTTATCCATGCGGGCCTTGTATTCACGCGCTCGGCGTGCGATTGCCTGATCGTCGGTCGCCGCGGTAGTTTTCGTGCCCCGCTTGTCGATTTCGGCGAACTCGACCTGCTTCTGCAGGCCGGACAGGAATCCGCGCAGCCATTCCGCGCCTGTCTTTTTGACGACATGGCCGTCCTCGGCAAAATCGATCGCATCGCCCGGATTCTCGGCTGACATAAACGCGACCAGATTCGACTGATCTTTCGGCAGCACCTTGCCTTCCTTCACCAGGCCGTCGACGAACTGGTTGATTTCGTCGGTTTTGGTCTTGGCTTCGGCGGCCTTGATCCGGTTTTCGCGCTCGGCGAACTCGGCGTCTTTTTGCGCGTTGGCGTCGGCCTTCGCCTTGATCTCGGCTTCGCGCCGATCCAGGTCCGCCTGTTTGGCGGCGATTTCTTCGGGAGTCATAGCAGTGGATTCCTCGCGGTTTGTTTCGATTTCGGAAAATTCGAGGGTAATAAAATCGGCGTCGGCATCGGCAAACGACGGGGTTTTTAATCCTTTCACGGCCGGCGGCTGTGCGCCCAGAAAACCGATATGGCGCAGGTAATACACGCCCGGCACCGGATTGGCGGGGCTATCGGGCGGGTAGAACGAAGCGGAAATCTTGCTGAAGCGGCGGCTGTTGACCAGCTCGGCAAAGGCCGGATCGACATCGCGCGGGGTGGCGACCAGTTTGCCTTCGGCCAAGGCGATCGATTGCGTCCAGCCATAGGCCGGATCGTCGGTCTTCGGGTGCCCGACGACCAGCGGCGCCTCGTGTTTGGCGGGGTCGTACGCGGCGACCGTGGCCTGAAGGTCGGACTCGGAAAAATCGAACGCGGCGCCGCTCATCGCGACGTGGCTGCCGGCCTTGAAGATTTCGATGGGAGCGGTTTTCGTTTTCATGTCGGCCAGTGTACCGACAGGGGATGGGGCGAATAAGCCGAAGGCTTTCGGAATCGGGGGTTTTAGCGAGAGGTGTACAGTAGCGCAATCATTATAGGGGAAACCGCATGATCCACGTCGAATTTGATGACCGCGAGATTCGCAGGGCGCTGCAAGGGTTGTTGGCCGTAACCGGCAGTCTGGACGAGGTATTGACCGAGATCGGCGAGGAATTGGCGGAAAGTACCAAACAGCGCTTCGGCACCCAGACCGGCCCGGACGGCCAGAGCTGGGAGCCTAACAGCCCGGTGACGATCGAGCGCAAGGGACGCAACCAACCGCTGACCGACCACGGCACCCTGGGCGAGCAGATCGAGCCGCGACTGCTCGGCAACGATACGCTGGCGGTGGGCAGCAGCACGGAATATGCCGCCATGCAGCATTTTGGCGGCGCGAAAGCGGAGTTTCCGCATTTGTGGGGGGATATTCCGGCGCGGCCTTTTTTGGGGATTTCGGATGACGACGAGGACGCGGTTTTGAACATCATCGCCGCGCATTTGCGCGATGCAACGAGTTAAATCAACTGGAGACGATTATGCAAAATATGCAAAACTGGCAACACCTCATTCAAAACGCTCACGAAAAAATGCTTATTGTCGCGTCAACGATCCCGGAATCGTCGCTCCGGGCGATGCAAGAGTTGACCTATCGGCTATTGGCAGAGGGAGCGTCCATTGATGAAGCACGAACAGCATGGCGGCGCCTGTGTAATAGCGAGGCGGTAAACCGGAAGGAATTGGAACAATCGGCTCATTCGCTTGCAGTTGAAAGAGGATAATCGCCTGTTGCTGCCGTTCCAGCAGCACGCGCCAGGCTTGCGCGGACACGGATGTCCAATCATCCTCGGCAAAAACAAAAGCCTCGATGGCGTCGTCCGCCTCTTTCTCGAAGGCGGCCTCATAGGGCAGCGAAGCGATGCGGTGAAGATAAGGCCGGAATCGCTCGTTGAGCGACCATAAGGCTTCCACGACCTCGGCGCCGGACAACGCCAGTGATGCGCTTGCCTCTAACGAATCGCCCAGGCATTTTTGCAAAAAGTTTAGATACAGCTTGCCGCTCATTGTTTTATTCTCTCTCACGGTTACCTGTTAGGACAAAACCCGCGCCATAAACGTTTATAAACGCCCAAGACGCCCCGGCGGTCATTTTTTCGATGCACGATAGCGCCGAGAGGCGATACGACGCTCTCTTGGCTTCTGGTTGCGTTGGGTTACGGCTGGCGACTAACCCAATCTACACGCTAATGGCAAACTCGTCCCTTTATGCCCAGCCATTGACGATAATTCGTATCGTCTCCAGCCTGCAGGAATGACGCCGTAACGATGCCCGCCTGAACGCATGCGCTCGGCTGATCGTTTGCTTTAATCGCCAAATCGAACGCGGACATTGCATCGGCAGCAACCTGATGATGAATGTTTTTTAGCGTGGCATTCGCATCATGATTCGATTCGTTCTTCAGCAAGATTGCAATCATGATGATCGCAAAAACACTGTAACCAATGATTTGTTTGGCAGACAATTCAGAATTCATATTTTTATCCGTTTGTTCCGTCTTTTTGACCCGCTTTCGTAGATGGGCTTCGTGCCTCTGCCCATCATTCGGCGGAACCGCTGTCGCGTTCCGCCTGATGAGTTATCGCTTCCAGGATGCTGGCCAGTTGCTTGTTGGTGCGCTTGTTTTCGCTGATCAGCCGATCGAGGCGATTCTTGACGCCGAAGACGGCGAAGGGTAACAGCGCCCATAAAACGACAACCACCAGGCCGAATAAAAACCAAACGATACCGATCGATCCGATCAACTCGTGCATAATGCCTCCGTCCTACCTTGACGACACAGGGCCGATGTTTTTCACCCCGTTGCATCGATAATATTCAGCCAGCGTGGTGCCTACGCTGCCTTGGTGAAACTTGCCAGACCACGGCGAAAAAGTCGCCTGATTTTGTTCTTTTGTCTGGGTAACAACCACGGTGTTTGCGTCGAACAAGGTCGCGCGCTGCTTATGCCAGTTGTAGCATTTCAGGCCCGGCTCAATGCAGACCTCCTGCATTTTGTACACGCAATTTTCCGGTACTTTATCTTCCAGTCGCACGTATTCCCACCCGGCATATTTGGTGGCACAACCCGCGAGAACGAGGCAAAGCGCGGAGGCCATTCGTTTTTTCATTGTTATCTCCTATAGGGTACGCAGTACAGTAGGGCGGAGCCGTCAGGCGATCCGCCATCATTCGGCGGAACCGATGCCGCGTTCCGCCTTACGAGTTATCAATGCTGAGCGGCATCAAGCTTGGCTTTGATCCGCTTGCCAATATATGTTGGCGCAATAAGTGTAGTGGCAGCGAGAATTAGCGCCACGCAGAACAACACAAACTGCAACGCATCATAGCCTACTTGTGAAATGGGCTGTTTGATCAAGATGAGTTTGAGCGCCAATAACGCCAAACCCAATGCACTCAGGGCTGCCGCAACCCCTCCCAATAAAGGTTCAAGCACAGGAATCGTGATTCGTAGCCTGTCGTTTTCATAGTCGAGCACATTGCCTAACCAGACTTTTTTGATTTGCCCTGGATGAAAATCGGCCATCAGGCGAGTCAGCGCCTCACGTTCCTGCTTGGCGGCACGGATACCGGTGCGCCGAAAGAATTCTTCGTATTCATTCATTTCTTTCGTAAACACCGCATGACTGTCCTGTTTTTGCGTCTGAAGCGCGACATTGAATTCGGCGGCGATATTTTGCAGCTTTGCCAGCTCATTCACGCCTAAATCCTTGAAAATCGTCGTGCCATACAGTACCTGACTGATTCGCTCGATTACCGGTTGACAGTTGGTTTCGCCGCAGGTTTTCAGCAGCACATGAGCGGCCCGCTTGATGGGATCAGGCTTGTTTTCCGGTACGTTCGCCACATGGATATTGATGATTGCGCCATCCTCGGCATTCACGGCGACGCCCGTATCGCCGTTGATTTCCACCTTAGTGTTCATTCCTTCTCCTTTTTATTTTTCCTCATATCGATCGTGAAATTACTAAGCGTTTGCGAGCCGTGCAGTTGTTGGCCTACGTCGCCATGCGTAACAAATTTCGCTTGGGAGGACGCCGTAGTCTTTGCTTCGGCACCTTTCGCAGCCAATGACGCCATGCGCTTGATGGTATCTTGATCTCCTTGGGTGCAGTGCTCCAGATTGTCCAACAGCGCCTTTTGATCAGGGCGCAACGCTTCATAGGAATCCAACGATTCCTTGATCATTTCCATATCGCCAATCTGCGCGGCATAAAGAATATCCCGAATCAATAACAGTTTGTCTTCCGGCAAATCAAGGCCGGCTACCAATTGTGTGGTCGTTTTAACCGCGTCCAATCGCTGATTCAGTACTTTTTCTCGCTCGCTTTGCAGCATCGGGCCGACGCCCGTGCCTAGCCAGTGCGCCGAGACTCCCATATTGATCAGCCTCTCAAGTTCTTTGGCACTGAATTTTTCGGCTCTTCCAGAACTTAGCCTTTTAACTCGATCAAGAGATACATCAAGCGCTTCACTTAATGCCCTCTGATCCATGCTGAAGTGGGACATTATTTGTTTTGTAAGTTTTTCTATCACACCAATACCAAAATAATTTGACAGAGTGCGATTAACGCACTTATACTTTTTCTTCACTCAACGTAGAGCGCAAATTTACTTAACAACAAACCGAGAGCCAACCATGAAAACCATCGAACAATTCATGGCCGAACTGGAAGCCGAAGGCAAAACGGTCGTCCAGTGGGCCGAAGAGCACGAATTTCCGCTCTGGGCCGTTTACCGCGTCACGTGCGGCGGCAATAAAGGACGCCGCGGCCGTGCCCACGCCATCATGGTCGCAATGGGCGTCAAGCCCGGCAGCACCAACCAACAAGCCGCCTAGGAGGCATCATGCCGCAAGAATCTTGGAAAAACATTAACCCGCCTGATGGCTGGGGAACCGGCCCATTAAAAACGCTTGATCAATTAGCCCAGGCCGTCATCGCCGACTTTGACCCCAGTAACGGTGGCAATTTTCGCCAACTGGCGGAGCAGTACGGGATGACCTTGCTACAAATGCACAATCTTATTCATGCCCGCCGTCCCGATCTTTACCAGCAGTACCTTGACCGGCGGTCATGTGCTGAAAAATCGTCGCCAGCGTTCCATGCACCGCAACCAGACATTTCGGCTGCATCAACCCCTTCTCGCACGTCGCATCGTACTGATCGTGCTGCCAGCAATCAGAAGCGTTGGGGCAGCTTGAAAAAATGGTGGCGGACCAAGCGCGTTGGCCAATCGCCAGCCAATACGGCAACGGCACCGCGAACCGGTTGCAGCGTTCACATAACCGGCGATATAGCGGGTCTATCGCTTTCCATTTCGCCGGCCAATGGTCAGGCTCTGGAATTGGTGTTTTCATCCGATGTCCACAATGCGGACAAACGTAGGTCATGCCGTGATTAGAGTCGCTCATTTTTCAATCTCCCGTCTGCGTTTGAGGCGGGGTTATTTTCGCACTGTAAAACAATTTTGTACCAGATGCAAAGCGGCTTTTTGTTTGGCAGGCGGGTTTTGGGGGAGTGCCAATGGCTAAACGCAATTGGAAACACGCACAGCCGCTGGATTTGCGTCATGCGATGGACCTGTGCCTGGAATACGCCAAGGAAAAGCACAACCGTTCCGCCGACAACATCGCCGACCTGATGGGCGAGGTCAACAAGTGGACGCTATATAAATGGATCGAGGCCGGCTCGATGCCGGTGCGCCTGGTGAAGCCCTTCGAACATGCCTGCGGCATCGATTTTTTGAGCCGCTGGCTGGCAATGAGCGGCAACAAGCTGGTGATCGAGATTCCGATCGGCAAGATCGCCGACGCAGAAGACATCCACTCGCTGCAGGAGATCACCCATGAAGCGGTCGGCTCGCTGATCAAGTTTTACCACCAGCAGGCCGGCGCGGACGAAACCCTGGCTGCCGTGCAGAACGCCTTGGAACGCCTCGCCTGGCACCGAGGCAATGTATCGAAGTGCCAGCAACCGGAAATTCCTTTTGATGATTGAGCACAACAAAACAAACAGAATTTTAGGAACGAAATGAGCAAAACACGAATAGACCAACGCCAGGGGGCAAATCTGCTAAAGACCTTGGACGCCATGACTGGCGATTTCGCCAACGGCTACACGGTTCAGGACTTGGCCGATAAAACCGGATTCAAGCCGCGCACCATAAAAAAACATTTGGCGCTTTTGCAAAGCGTGAGCCACGCCGAAATTATCCCGGAAACCGGGCGGCACCGGATCAGCGAGTCATTTGCAAGGGCCATGGTGCAGGCCGCCAGAGCCAGAGGGATTGCGATATGAATCCGGATGTTTACAAACAGAGCGACATGCTTGTGCACAACGTCGCCATTATCCGCGTCTTGGCCGGCCATACCTTCAACGGGCTGAGTAATACGGAAATCAGCAAGTCGATCGGGATCAAGCCGGACAAGGTGACGCGCTATTTGGCAAACCTGAGCAAGCTGGGCGTCGTGCAGGAAACCAAAGTGCCGGACAGATGGCGCCTGGGGCCGGCTTTTGTGCAAATCGCCCTGGCACATCAGGCCCACATGCAGCGGGTCGAAGCCGAACTCGAAGAAGTCAAACAACGTTATAGCCGCAAGGATTAATCATGGCACGCACAGAAAGACCACAGATAGAAGAAGCCGAATTTACCGCAGCGATTGATTTGCAAGCCGCCAATGCGCCGGCCGTGAAAGCCGAACAGGAACTGGCCGAGATCAAGAGCGCCTTTGGGGAAGAACAGCGGCGAACGACCCTCTTGATCGGCCAGCGCGTCGGTCGCAAGCAAATGATCAATGCGATCCAAAAACTGGTAACCGTTACCGATTTGATTGATTTGCAAAATATCAAGGAAACCAAGCAATACAAGGGTTACGAGCATATCACCTCGGATGGAAAACTGGTAATCATTACCACTTTTTCCGAATATTGCCTGTATGTCGAAGGCCGATCAGCGGAAGCCGTGAATCTCGACCTTCTCAACCTAAAGGTATTGGGGGAAGAATTTTTCGATGCGATGCGTCAAATCGGCATCGGCCCCGGCACGATGCGCGACCTGCGGGCCTTGCCGGAAGACGAACGGCAAGCGTTGTTACAGGTTGCCCAGGAAGCCGACAAAGACGCCTTTGTCGATCTCGCTTCGACACTGATCGCCAAACACGAAGCCGACAAACAAGCCGCCAAGAAACAGCATGACGAGCTCAAAGCCACGCTCGATGCCAAGGACGCGGTGGTGCAGAAAAAACAGGAAGAGCTGGCGAAAAAAGACCGGATGATCGACGGGCTCAACGAGAGAATTGCGCTGCATGAGCGCAAGGCGCTCACCGCCACGCCGGACGAAAAAGCCTTGGCCGCGCGCGATGCGGTACTGCGCGCCGCCGAGCGCGTTAAGGCGGCGGTAATGGCCGACCTGCGCGCGGCCATCAAGATTCTGGTCGAAGACGCGCCAGGACAGCATGCCCTGTACGCTTCCGCCTGTCTGATCGAGATCGGCCGGGAGCTGGCCATTTTGCGCGGCGACTTCAACCTGCCGGATACCTTGTCCGAAAGCCTGATGCCTGAATGGCTAACCCAGGAAGATCTGGATGCCATCCAAGGTAAGGGGGCCTGATGAGCGCCGCAATGCTGGAACGATTGGCGGCGGTGGCGCTGGCGGCGCAAGAGGCTCCGCACGGCCAGCGCGGCCAGCTGTACCAAGCCGCCTGTGTCGAGCTGGGTATTTCTCTGCAAACGCTGCATGCCAAGCTGAACGCGATCAGTGTGCGCCCCAAGCGCAAACAGCGCAACGATGCCGGCACGACCAGCCTGCAGCGCGCCGAAGCGGAGATCATCGCTCAGTACTACCTGGAGCATATCCGCAAGAATGCCAAGCGCGTAAAGCCCTGGGAGCAGGCGATGGCCGAACTGCGCAAGAACGGCATGATTGTGGCTGGGCGGGTCGATCCGGAAAGCGGCGAATTGACCTTGCTATCGACCACCGCGATTCAGCGGGCGATGCGCGGCTACGGCCTGCACCCCGAACAATTGCAGGCGCCCGACCCAGTGACGCCGCTGACCAGCAAGCACCCGAACTGGTGCTGGCAGATCGATGCATCGCTGTGCGTGCTGTACAAGCTGCCTGACCAAGGCTACGGCATCGAAGAGGTAAAAACGGTGGAGCGCTACAAGAACAAGCTCAGCCATTTCGCCAAGATCGAGCACAAGCTGGTACAGCGTTATTTGATTACCGATCATGCCAGTTGCGCGGTATTCATCTATTACGCGCTCGGCGGCGAAAGCACTGAGAGTCTGTGTATGCTGCTGGTGCTGGCGATCCAGCAGCGCGAAGCGTACCCGTTTTACGGTATTCCACGCATCATCATGCTCGACCGGGGCAGCGCCAACCGCAGCGCGATGTTCCGCAATTTGTGCAAGGGGCTCGGCATCAAGCTGATCTTTGCGCAGCAGGCGCGCGCCAAGGGCCAGGTCGAAAAAATGCACGATGTGATCGAGCTGGGCCTGGAATCCGGCCTGAAGATGGCGACGCATATCCGCGATGTCGATGCGCTGAACGCCTTGGGCCAGCGTTGGATGCACTGGTTTAACGGCACCCGCAAGCACTCCCGGCACGGCATGACGCGCTACGCGGCCTGGCAGCGGATTACCGCAGAGCAACTGATCGCGACGGATTTATCAACCGCGGAACTGTTGCAGTTAGCGCGCGACAAACCGCAGTCGTGCAAGGTCTCGCCGTATTTGACGGTGCGGTTTAAAGGCATCGACTACGACGTATCGCAAGTTCCTAATGTACTGGTCGGCCAAAAACTCGACGTGTGCCAAAGCGGCTGGCAGAGCGGCACGGCGCTGGCGGTATTGGTGGATGAGGAAGGCTACGACGTATTTCATCCCCTGGCGGAAAAGCCGCGCGATGAGGTATGGGGCTGGTTTACCGACGGTGCGGACATTGGCGAAACCCATGCGCGCCATGCCGACACGCCGGCACAAACCGCGCGCAAGGCGCTGGAACGCTTGGCGATCGGGGCCGAAACGGATGCGGAAGCAGAAGCCAACCGTAAGGCCAAGGTCGCGCCGTTCGGCGGCCAGATCAACCCCTACAAGGAAATGGAAGCGTATCAGGCTCCGGACTATTTCCCGAACCGGGAAACTCCAGCCAAACTGGCCCGCGCCCAAATCGAGCTGATCCGCATGAACATGGTGCAGATGGCTAAATGGCTGCAAGGCCGGCTGGGCGAGGACTATCAGCCTGCCATGCTGGCTGATCTGCAAAAACGGTTTCCGGACGGTGCGACCGACCCGGAACTGGAAGAAGTGCTCGCCGATCTCCGTGCAGGACGCACGGCGGCCGGGCGGGCGAATTTGAAGGCTGTTTAACCGACCATTACGAGGGCAACCGCGCAATGGTCTCCCCAACCCAACCGAGGAATTTTGAATGCTGAATGTGATTAAACGCTATCTGAAACCCAAAACCACCACCCAGTCGACAAGCGCCGAAAAGGGCAAGACCGATGCCGAGCTGCTGATCCTGTACCGCCGCTTTGCCCGCAAGGCGCTGTTCCACAAAAACGTCAAGGTCCATATGGCCAAGATCGAGGCGGATATTCGCGGCGAGGAGGTCGGACATGGCTAGATACACCATCACCATAGAAGACGGCGCCCCGGGCGAGCCGGTCAAGGTCATAGTCGACAAGCAGGTCCCGGCAAATGAAGACCCGCAGGCGCTGACCCGGGCGGGAAAGCTGGCGACCTATGCGCGGATCAAGCTGTTCGAACTGGAACTGGCCGCCAAAGCCGACCACGGGCAACGCATGCAAGAGGCCGATAAATGCTGCCACTGAAAGCGCTGTTGCAGCAAAAAGGCATGAGCCAGGCGCGCCTGGCGCGCAAGGTGAAGCTGAGCCCGGCGACGATCGCACAGCTGTTGAATAAAGGCATTTGGCCGACCAATCCACCGCGCGATGCGTTGCAGGCATCGATTACGGCGGTATTGACGGCCAAGGGCATCGCGGTTTCGGCCGCGCACTTCGAACCCGC